AAATTATACAAGTAATTACAGATGCTTCAGCTGTAAATAGTTCATATGCCGCCGCATATTGGCCATGGTTACAAACAATTGATCCAGGTACTGGCCAGTTAGTATGGGTACCAGCTTCAACTATGATTCCGGCTGTATACGCGTTTACTGACAGTGTATCTGAACCATGGTTTGCACCTGCTGGAATTAACCGTGGTGGATTAGATACTGTAGTAAGAGCCGAAAGAAAACTAAGCCAAACTAACCGTAATGATCTATACACAGGTAATATAAACCCAATTGCAACCTTCCCCGGTACTGGAGTTGTAGTATATGGTCAGAAAACATTACAGAAAAAAGCATCTGCACTTGATCGTGTAAATGTACGTAGATTGTTAATCGCACTTAAGTCTTACATCTCTCAAGTAGCAAACAACTTGGTGTTTGAACAAAACACAATTGCTACAAGAAACCAATTCTTAAGCCAAGTTAACCCATACTTAGAATCAGTTCAACAACGTCAAGGTTTATATGCATTTAGAGTAATTATGGATGATTCCAATAACACTCCAGATGTAATTGATAGAAACCAGTTAATCGGTCAGATCTATCTACAACCAACTAAGACTGCTGAATTCATTTACTTAGACTTCAACATCTTACCAACTGGAGCAACCTTCCCAGGTTAAAAGTTGTAATTGATAATATTTATAATAAAATAAATAATATAGCAAAATGGCAGTATTAGACCCAAACGAAATATTTTTCACAGCGTTTGAACCAAAACAGGCGAACCGCTTTATCATGTACATTGATGGTATTCCATCATACACAATTAAAGCAATCGGTGCTGTAACTTTAACTCAAGGAACTGTACCTTTGAACCACATTAACGTTCAACGTTTTGTGAAAGGTAAAACAGTTTGGAACCCAATCCAGTTCACATTATTTGATCCTATCACACCTTCAGGTGCTCAGGCAGTAATGGAATGGGTACGTTTACATCACGAATCAGTAACTGGTAGAGATGGTTACTCAGACTTCTACAAGAAAGACTTAACTTTTGATGTATTAGGACCTGTAGGTGATATTGTTTCTGAATGGGTTATCAAAGGTGCTTTAATTACTGATGCTAACTTTGGTGATTATTCATGGGATACTGTTGATACAGCTATTAACATTACAATGACTGTTCAACCAGACTATTGTGTATTGAACTTCTAATAGAAATTCAAATAAATTTAAATTTGAGCTTGGCTTTGCCAAGCTCTTTTTTTATATTATATGTATAATAGACAAACTAGTTTTATTAAATAAAAATTTATGAACGAAACAAAATTCCCTACAGAAATTGTAGAATTACCTTCAAAAGGTCTTGTTTACCCAGCAGATCATCCTCTACACAGTGGTAAAGTAGAAATGAAATACATGACTGCTAAAGAAGAAGATATTCTTACCAACCAAAACTATATTCAAAAAGGTATTGTTCTAGATAAGCTTTTAGAAGCTTTAACTATGAATAAATTCAGCCTTAAAGATATGATTACAGGTGATAAAAACTCCTTAATTGTAGCGTCACGTATCTTAGGTTATGGTAAAGATTATACATTTACTTATGATGGTAAAGAATATAATGTAGATCTTACAACTCTTGATAATAAACCTTTTGATACTTCTTTACTAACTTCAAAGGGCACATTCAAATTTATTCTCCCAGTTTCTAAAACTGAAGTAGAATTTAAACTTTTAACAGCTAAAGATGAGGAATTAATTGATCAAGAAATTCAAGGTCTTAAAAAACTTAACAAAGAATTATCTTCAGAAATTACTACTCGTTTAAAATATCAATTAACAACTGTTGATGGTTCTCAAGATAGAAATGTTATTAAAGAATTTGTAGAATTTAATTTATTAGCAGCTGATTCAAGAGCGTTAAGACTCTACATTAAAGAAGTAGCTCCTGATGTTAATTTAAGTTTTACTACAGATGGCGGTGAGGAGGTCGCTATCCCAATTAATCTTAACTTTTTTTGGCCTGACCTCTGAGATAGTTCCTCAAGTTCGTATGGGTTTATTTAATCAAATTCATGAAATAATATTTCATGGTCAAGGTGGTTATGACTATGAAACAGTCTATAACATGCCTATTTGGTTAAGAAAATTTACTTATACTAAAATAACTGAATGGTATAATAAAACCAATCCAAATAAAAATGAAAATAGTTGGCTCTCAGGTGAAGCTAAAGAAAATGCAGCTAAAAATAAAAAAGTAAAACCTCCTACTTATGTTACGAAGGCATCCAAAAAGTGATGCCTTCTAATATTTATAACAAAATATCCTTATGGCTATAGAAGACGAATTATCTAGGGCAGAGAAAGCTTTAAAAGACAGACTCATTAACGCTGGAAAAGTAGCGAAGGATATTACTAACAAAGCTTTTAAAGAATTAGTTGCTTCTATAAAGGAATATAGTGAATCTCTTGATAAGATAACTAGTAAATTAGAAGAACAATTAGATCTCTATTCTGAAATAAAAGCCCAAACTATAGGATTTGGGCAAGCTTTACAAAAACAATTACCTTATGTAGAAAAAAATAAAGATTTATCTCAAAGATTAATTGGAATCTATAAAGAAGAAAATAAATTATTAGATAAATTAGTCAGATACCAAGAAGATCTTATTACAGGTGAATTAGATTATAGTCAAGCTGCTAAAGCTGTAGCTGATACTAAAAATTTACAATTTGCTATTGATCAAAGACTTCGTGATATAGGTGATGAGATAAATAAAGTTACTGGAGAAATAAAAACAGCTAATGAAGAAGATAAAGATGCTTTAGAAGCTAAATTATTAGCTTTACAAGAAATTAATGATGCTTTAAAAGGTACAAAAACTGCCACTAGTGATATAGCCAAGAATTTCCAAGAAATGGCTAATCAATCCCAAGAAGTAGAAGCTTTAACAGGTACTATATTTTCAGGATTACAAAAAACTAGTATAGGTAAATTAATAGATTTTGGTTCTGTAACTAAAGCTATGAAAGCTACTAAAGCAGGTGGTGCTAGTACTTTTGCTACTTTAAGTACAGGAGCTAAAGCATTTGGTGCTTCTTTAAAAGCAGCTTTGGGACCTATTGGTTTAATATTAATAGCCGCCGAAGCTATAAAAAAAGCATTTAACTTTGTTAAAGATGCTATGTTTGGTGCAGACAAACAAGCTGTTTCTTTACAAAGAAACCTCCAATTAAACAATGAAGAAGCTAATCAATTAAGAAATTATTTTATTGATAACAAAAATCTCCTTGAAACCCAATATAAGTTAACAGGAGATTTAATTGATGCTCAACTTCAACTTTCTGAAATGAGTTCTTTAGCTAATCTTTATTCATTAGATGCTATAGATGCCCAAATCCAATTAACTAAAGAATACAAACTCTCAACTGATGAAGCTACTAAATTAAATGAAATTTTTATTAGTAATGGTGAATCATCAACAGAACAATTAAAAGTTGCGGCCCAAGTTAGTGATGAATTTCAAAACCAAACTGGTCTCCAAATTAGACAGCGTGACCTTCTCCAACAGGCTTCAAAGGTAAGTGGTTTCATGTTGGCAACTTTTAAAGGAAGTAGTAAAGCATTATTTGAGGCTGTAGCTAAAGCTAACCAATTAGGTGTTGAATTAAGTAAAACTGAAGGGATAGCTGCAAATTTACTTGATTTTGAGCAATCAATTGAAGCTGAATTAACAGCTGAAATGCTTACAGGTAAGGAAATTAATCTTGATAGAGCTAGATTATTAGCTATAAATAATGATTTTGCTGGTGCTACTGAAGAAGTTCTTAAAAACTTTAAAGGTATTGAAGAAATTCAAAACATGAACTATATTGTAGCAGATCAAATTCAAAAAGTAACAGGTTTAACTAAAGATGACTTAGCAAATGCTTACAGAATACAAAAATTACAAGGTACTGAAGCAGGTAAACAATATGAAAGACTAAAAGAAGCTGGTCTTGAAAGCCAAGCCCAAGCCATTCTCAGAGGTGAACTTAATGATAAACAAATAGAACAAGCTAGTAAAGCTCTTGACGCCCAAGAAAGATTCAATATCCAGCTAGAAAGAGCTAAAGAAATATTTAGTGATTTAGTTGAAGGTGGAGTTTTACAAGGATTAGCCGATGCTCTAGAAGCATTATTAAATAGTTCACTTATAGCTCCTTATAGAGAACAAGGTGAAGCTAGAAGAATATTTAGAGAATTAGAAGCTAAACAAAAAGAAGGTGCAAATGTAAATTTCAGTGCTGCCGAATCTGCCTCTGATCAAGTTACTGCTAGTGATTATGGTGTCGGTATTGGGGGTTCTATATTAGCAGGTGCAGGTGTAGGTGCTGGAATTGGAGCTTTTGGCGCTGGAATTGGGGCCATACCTGGAGCTATTATTGGAGGTCTTTATGGAGGTTTAAGTAGTGCTTTAGGAATTAGTATGGTTGATCGTTATAAAGAAGATCAATTAGAACAAGCCCGTCTTGAAGCATCTAAAGTAGGAATTAAAGGATATGGAAATGAAGCTATGTCTAATAATAATTCTGCTAATCCTCAAAATCAACAAATTATTATACAAAATAATATAACTATGGATAGTGAAACTGTAGCTTCTAATATGAATAGAGTATATATGCCTAGATAATAACATATTTATAACAAAACCTTAAATTAATTAAAATGGGACTATTAGACAAATTGCTAGATCCAAATGCTGTAGGTGGTACTTCACTTACCGCTTATCATGGAACTACACCTCAAATCAATCCATTAGCTACTAAGCAATCCAAATTACATGCTTTTGGAAACGAAGCAGGATATTCAGTAAATGGTAATTTTGCTAACACTGTAAGTGTTAATTTTACCGCATATAATGATGGGTACAATAATGCTTTACCACAACCATCACAGTTAGATCTTAACGGAAAAACTCCATCTAAGTATTTAGATAATCCTCCTGGGTAATGCCATTACTACAAATACTTACTGACCCGCAAAACTTTAGGTTTTATGCTGGTGGTAGAGGCCATGTCTCTAACGCCGGATCTTTTGGTCAGAAAAGTATACCATATGGTGATGACACTAAAGGGGGAGGTTCAAGTAATCAACCTTATATTAAATCTCCAATCCCTGATGCTTTAACAGCTAATCCATCAGATTATATTTTAAGAGGAGGCTTACTTAATAACACCCAAACCTCAGCTCAAGATGTTAGTAGACTAACTCAAATGTTTACTGACACTAAGTCTACTAATGGTTTATTTTTTACCTTAAAGCAGCAACAACTTTCAGCTTCCGCTGTTAGAACTCAAGCTAGTCCAGTATTTGGATTAAATGGACAACTTTATAGTCCATTAAACACATTAGCTCAAGCTGGTGTTGTATCTCAAGGTACCCATTTAAATAAGCAAGGTATAAACCCATTTGCTGAGACTGGTGCTTACGCTAATGGTAATAGAAATTTATATGGAGTTGTAGTTACTAACGAACAAGAAGCTGAAGATAATCGTCTATGGCAGTTAATGAATGGTAGATTAGTAGGTAATAACGCTCAAGGTCCCGATAGTGCTTATGTAATGCGTTATAATGGTGGTCCAGGTTCATTTAGAGGTATAGGCCAAACTACAATTAGATTTGGTAAAGATTCTCAAACTCCTTTAACTTTATTCCCTGGGTCATTCAATTTTACCTCTAATATAAGGTCAATAGGTCAAAATGATTGGACATTTAGTGCTAACTTAATTAAATCTGTTTCAACTAATACAGCTATAGCTGATCCAAAAGTTCCTATAACTAATAAAAATCAAATCCAATCTCCAAAATTACAGGATTTTAGAAAAATTTTAAGAGCTAATTTACAAGGTAAAAATCAACAAACTGCTACAAATAGTGGTGCCACTCCTAATACTCCTGACTATCAAACTAAAGGATATACTCAAAATTTTAATTTTACTGACCCAGGACAAAGATCAGGTAAATCATACGCTAATTATTCTAGTGGAGTATTACTTACTGATGGGTCTGGAAATCCAACAAAAAACCTAGCAGGAGCTGTAGATAAAATAAATGCTTTACCTATCTATAGAAGTGAAGCAATGGATAATACTGAACTTACGAATGATTTTGTAAAGTTTGTAATTGCTCCTATAGATAATAACGACCCTGCATTTAGTACATTTATGCATTTTAGAGCATTATTAGATTCATTTAGTGATTCATATAATGCTAGTTGGAATAGTACAAAGTATTTAGGAAGAGGTGAAAACTTTTACACTTACGATAGTTTTACTAGAACAGTTTCATTATCTTTCACTGTTGCTGCTCAATCAAAGCAGGAACTTATTCCAATGTATAAAAAACTTAATTACCTAGCCTCTCAACTTACCCCAGATTATAGCACTCAGGGATATATGAGAGGTCCTTTAGTCAAGTTAACAGTAGGAGGTTATTTATATGAACAACCAGGCTTTATTCAAGATTTATCTTATGATTTAATCACAGATGCTCCTTGGGAAATAGGTATAAATGAAGCAGGTGGTGTTGATGATACAGTTAAGCAACTATCTCAAATGGTTAAAGTAACCGGGTTTACATTTATTCCAATTCATACATTTATACCAAGTAAACAAGGTTTAGGCTATATTGATGCTCAAGGAATAACAAGTTTTGTAAACTCAAAGGCTACTTTAATCGATGACAATGTTTATGGTCCACAACGTTATATAGCTTTAAATGACACTAGTGGTAACTCTAATTATGACCCTTCATTAGAAGTCCAAAATTTAATTAATCAAGCTTTACCCCTAATTCGGAACGCATTTTAACCCCTTATAATCTTTCATGAATAGATATCAAGGCATCCCAGTACTAAAAGAAACTTCAGGAAAACAAGCTTATGCTACTTCACGTTATCCTGAAGTACCTTTATCTGAAAATGATATCTATGTTTATACTACCCAAGGAGATAGATATGATGTTTTAGCTTTAAATTATTATGGTGATTCATCTTTATGGTGGATTATCTCTATAGCCAATCCAAACATTGGACTTAATTCATTAGTAATCCCAGAAGGTGTTCAAATTAGAATCCCTAATAATTTTGCTCAAATTGTAAATGAATTTAAGTTGATTAATCAATTAACGTTATGAATATAGTAGGAGAAGGCTTACCTGAAGCGATAGGAAAGCAAGTTGAAATCCGACAAAAAATATATGGTTCTATAAATAGAACTACTGAAGAAACTCTTTATTTAAATAGCCGTACATCCTTTGTAAAAGCTATTTCCTCAGTTAATATTGAAAATTATGATACAGGTTCTATAGCAACTAGACCTGAATTAATAGACATTATAAAGGAATATGGTGGAGATAAACTAGCTAGAAATTTTATACTATTTAATGGCACCTCTAAAGAAGGTGGTTCTTTAAGAGCAGGTATTCCTACTGAACTTTTAACTGGAGCTAACCAATACGTAAATAACCTAGCTTATGGTTTAGGAGGTTTAGAATATGGTATAAGACCTATGCCTGGAATTATCTCAATGCAAACCACTAGTAAAGGTGCTAATGGCTCAGTTGAAGAAACTATACTTAATATTAAAGCTTGGAATCGTGTTCAATTTGAGATAATTGATATTTTATATTTAAGATTAGGATATAGTGTTTTAGTTGAGTGGGGTAACACTAGTTACTTTAATAATAATGGAGATTATATCTCTGAAAATTCTTACACTTTAGAACCAGAATTTTTAAATGGTAAACTTAACCCAGATAGTATCTATAGTAAAATTCAAAGTTATAAATTAAAATCTAATGGTAATTATGATGCTATATATGGTATTGTAACTAATTTTAATTGGACTTTTGATCAAGATGGGGGGTATAATATTACTGTAAAACTTCTAAGTAAAGGTGATATTATCGAAAGTATTAAAAGTATGTCTCTTATAAGCCAGGATAATAGTGTTTCTACTTTTGAAATCCCTGAATCTACATTAATTACCTCACAAGCATCAGCCTCAGCTAAACTTAATGAAGCTAACCCTCAAGACGCAACTATAGTAGCAGGTATTACTACTACTGAACAAGAAGCTGTATTAAAAGATTTAGCTACTCAAAATACTACTAATACAACTAGTTTTCCTACAGTTGAAGACAAATCATCAGTAGATGCAACTAAAGATGTTTA